TAACTGATGGAACAGTAAGAGGTGTATCTAGTGCAGATACTAACTTCTATAAAGGTGGGGAATCTTTAATATCTATTCAAGGATTTTTTGGATTAGACAATCAATCAGCTTCTTCTTTGCTTGACGAAACAACTAACTGGACTTCAGATCATAAACTATCTGGTCTTGCTTATGTTGCTTTAAGATTTAAATGGAATCAAGATGCTTTTAATGGCTTACCAGAAGTTAGAGTAACTGTAAGAGGTAAGAAAATTTATGACCCTAGATTAGATTCTACTAAAGGTGGTTCTGGTTCACATAGACAAGACGACCCTACAACTTGGGCTTATTCTGCTAACTCATCATTAGTTCTTTTAGATTATTTAAGAAATAACAGATATGGAAAAGGATTACCTAATGATGCCTTTGAAACTAATTACGATTCATTTAAGACTTCTGCAAATACCTGCGATACACAAGTAACTCCTTATACTGGTGCAGTAAGCGATATAAACTTATTTGAAACAAATGCAGTTATAGATAGTGAGAAAAAAGTATTAGAGAATGTAAGAGAACTCTTAGTACCTATGAGAGCAATCTTTAATTACACACAAGGTAAATACAAAGTTATTATTGAAGGTACTGGTTCATCACAATTACTATTAACTAAAGATAATGTTGTTAGCGAAGTTAAATTACAAGGTGAAAGCAAATCAGAAAAGTATAACCGAGTTATTGGTACTTTTACAAACCCAGAAAAAGATTATCAATCAGATACAGTTTCATATCCACCATTTGATGATTCTGCTTTAGACCCAGCAGATCAACACGCAACAATGTTAAGTGATGATAACAATACTTTATTAGAGAGAAGCTTTGATATGTTGCAAGTAACTTCTCCATATCAAGCAGAAGAAATTTGCGAGAACATATTAAAAAGATCAAGAAACAATTTAAAAGCAGAAGTAACAGTAACTTCAGAAGCACTTAATTTATCTATTGGAGATATTGTAACAGCTACTTATGATACAGCAGGATTTAGTGCTAAACCATTTAGAGTAATGTCTTTAGCTATCAATTCAGATTCAACAGTAACTTTAGGATTAGAGGAACATCAAGATAATTTTTATACTTGGGAAGAAAAAGGCGAAGCACCTACTATTGCTGATACTGTATTACCAAATCCTTTTTCTGTATCTGCACCAGCATCAGTTACTTTAGATGACCAATTAATAGAATATTCAGATGGAGTTGTTATTACTGCTTTAGATGTAACTATTGGTGCATCACCTGATAACTTTGTGGATTACTACCAAGTAGAATATAAACTAAGCACAGAATCTACTTACCAAGTATCTGGTCAAGTCAAAGGATTAAATCATAGAATACTAAACGTGGTAGATGGATTAACTTATAACGTAAGGGTTAAGGCATTTAATACACTATCAGTTCAATCAACTTATACTTCTGCAACAAGAACTATTATCGGTGGAATAGCACCACCAGCAGATGTTGAAGATTTTGCTTGTAATATAATTGGTGGAGATGCACATTTATCTTGGACGCAAATACCTGATTTGGATTTGGCATACTATCAAATAAGATATTCAACACAAACAAGTGGTGCTACTTGGGCTAACTCAGTTTCATTAGTTGAAAAAGTTGCAAGACCAGCAACAAGTGTAACTGTCCCTGCAAGAGTAGGTTCTTATCTTATCAAAGCAGTTGATAAGAATGGAAATTTATCTTCTAATGAAACAATCATAGCAACTAATGTTGTAGCAATAGGAAACTATAATGCTATCGCTACACAAATTGAATCCCCAACATTTTCAGGAACTAAAACAAATGTATTTTTAGATGAAGATAATAATTTAAGATTAGATTCTTCAGAACTTTTTGATTCTGCAATAGGAAATTTTGATGATGCAACTGGATTTTTTGATTCTGGTTTAACTGCTACTGACTTATATGCAGAAGGAACTTATTTATTTGCAAACCCAGTAGATATAGGTGGAGTTTATACAACAAGAGTAACAGCTTCTATTACACAAAGTTCTGATAACTTAGATGACTTATTTGATTCAAGAACTGGCGATTTTGATGATGCACAATCTAACTTTGATGGTGATACTCCTGCAAATTGTAATGCTCATTTAGAAATTGCTTTATCTGATGACAACATAACATACACTTCATTTAGAAACTTTGTCGTTGGCGATTACACAGCGAGATATTATAAGTTTAGATTAAAATTAACATCATTTGATTTATCATCTACTCCAGTTATAAGTGCTTTATCAGTTAATATTGATGCACCAGATAGAATATTTAGTGGTAATGATATTGTTTCAGGTGCTGGTACATATACAGTAACATTTACAAATCCATTTTATTCTGCTAACTATGCTGTTGGAATTACTGCTCAAAGTTTAGGCACAGGAAATTATTACGATATAACAAGTAAAACAATTTCAGGTTTCGGAATAACTTTTAGAAATAGTGGTGGAACTGCGATTAGTAAAACATTTGACTACCTTGCAAAAGGTTATTGATTAAGATATTAGATAGAACATGGCACAACATTCAGATTATAACATAGCAAATCAGGGCTTCCCAGCTTTTAGAAGTGATTTGAACAACGTACTTTCAGCAATCAATACATTAAACTCAGGAACATCTAGACCAGCTTCAGCAGTTGCAAATTCTCTTTGGTTAGACACAACAACTTCTACTGCACCAATTTTAAAATATTATGATGGAACTGATGATATATCTATTTTACAAATTGACCACACAAACAATACAGTTAATTTATTTGATTCATCAACTTCATACGAAACAACTGCTACTTCTGCTGGAACAAAAACATTAACAGTAACAAGTGGCTACAAACAATTTTTTACTGGTACAACCACACATACAGTTGTTATGCCAGTTACAAGCACATTAACTCTTGGACAAAGTTTTGAAATACACAATAACTCAACTGGTTCACTTACTATAAATTCTTCTGGCTCTAATTTAATTGGTACTTTAGTTGCTGGTTCAACTGCTATACTAACTTGTATTTTAACTTCTGGCACAACAGCTTCTTCTTGGGATTATTATGTACCTGCACCATCTCTTTCATATTCTAGTGGAACATTTACTGGTAATGGTTCTTCAACAACAATAACAATTAGTTCAGGTAGAGCAGTTAATGATGTATTAGTATTTGTAAATGGTATCTGCTTAGTTCCAACAGATGATTATACAATTTCTGGCACAACCCTTACATTCGCAACAGCACCAGTCAATGGTGGTGAAATCACAGTAAGATATTTACCAATTTAATATCATGGGTGCTATAACTAGAGGTGTAGCCAATGGAATAACAACAAGTGGAGTTGTTTTAAAATCTATTATTAATAATGATAGTATGGATAATGTTACAGCATTTCCTTCAGGAATACCTGCTGACAGCATTACATTTATATCTTCTCAAACTGCATCAAATAGTGCTTCATTAAGTTTTACTTCAGGATTAACTTCAACTTATAAAGCATATAAGTTTGTGTTCGGAAATATTCATGCAAGAACTGACAATGTTCCTCTTGAATTTAATTTTAGTACAAATGGTGGTTCTACTTATGCAGTAACTAAAACAAGCACATTTTTTAGATCATATCATGCAGAAGATGATTCTGCCACTTCTTTGGGTTATCAAGGTGCGTTTGATTTAGCACAATCTACATCATATCAAGCAATAACCAATGGTTTAGGAAATGGTGCTGATGAAAGTGGTGCAGGAACATTAATAATTTTTAATCCTAGTTCAACTACTTACGTTAAACATTACATAGGAAGATCAATTATTAATGAACAATCTGATTTATGTATGGAAGGTTATTCAGCAGGATATGCTAATACCACAAGTGCTATCAATGCTATTCAGTTTAGAATGTCATCAGGGAATATGGACGGTACAATTTATATGTATGGAATAAAATAATGGGTAGCATAACAAGAAGTTTCGCAAACAATATAGGTTCATCTGGCATACTTACAGCTAGTGCTGTTACCAATGCCACAGTAGAAGATGTTACATCTTTTGATAATGCCACAAGTCCAGCTACCTTAGTATTATTATCAACACAAACTGCTAGTGCATCAGCTAATATTTCATTTACGACTGGGATAGATAGCACTTATGATGAGTATATATTTAAGTTTATTAATATACACCCTGCAAACAATGATTTTAGTTTTCAATTTAATTTATCTACTGATGGTGGTTCTAATTATAATGTTACAAAAACTACTACATCATTTAGAGCATATCATAATGAAGCTGGTACTGACACATTTTTAGGTTATGATGGTGGTTTTGATTTAGCACAATCTACTGGTTTTCAACCAATTACAACAGGCATTGGTAATGCTAATGATGAAAATGCTAGTGGAACTTTAACTTTATTTAACCCATCTTCAACTACTTACGTAAAACATTTTATAGTAACATCAAATAAAACATCTAATACATATAATTCAAATGATTATATAGCAGGATATGCTAATACAACCTCAGCAATAAATGCAGTAAGATTTCAAATGGGTTCAGGAAACATAGATGATGGTATTATTAAACTATATGGGGTTAAGAAAAGCTAATGGGTACAATCACAAGATCATTTGCAAATAACATTGGCACATCAGGAATATTAAAAGCTGGTGCTTTCAACAATGCTTCATTGAATAATGTTACTGCTTTAAATGCTTCAGTAGCAACTGGTAATATGGTGCTTATTAGTTCTCAAACAGCTAGTAACTCAGCTTCTATATCCTTTACTACTGGTATTACTTCTACTTATAAAGAGTATCAGTTTTATTTTATTAACTGCCGACCAGCTACTGATAATGTTAATTTTTCTTTTAATTTAAGTACAGATGGTGGAAGTAATTATAATGTAACCAAGACAACAACTTATATAGTAACATTCGCTAATGAAGCTAACAATGATACTGTACTTGCTTATGATACAGCAAAAGACTCAGCACAAGATACTGGCTTTGCAAACTTTGTAACAAATCAAGGTAATGGTGCAGATGAATGTTTTTCTGGTTTAATGCAACTTTTTAATCCTGCATCTACTACCTATGTTAAACACTTTATAACAAATACAAATGGTTATTTATCAAGTGATTATTCAGTAGAAAATTTTATAGCAGGTTATGGAAATACTACTTCAGCTATAAATGCAATACAATTTAAATATGCTTCTGGTAATATAGCTGATGGCACAATCCTAATGTATGGGATTAAATAATGAGATTGACTAAAACAAACAACAAACTATAAAGGAAATATTATGGCAGTATATAAATTAGTAGATGGTGTAGAAATTGAATTAACACCTGAAGAAATAGCACAAAGAAAAGCTGAAGAAGATGCTTGGAAAGCTGGTGCTTTTGATAGAGCAATCGCTGGATTAAGACAAAAAAGAAATGCTTTAATAGCTTCTTGTGATTGGACAGTATTACCTGATAGTCCAGTAGCTAATAAAACTGCTTGGTTAGAATACCGACAAGATTTAAGAGACATTACAGAAGGTGTAGATACAGTTGCTAAAGTAAATGCAGTTGTGTTTCCTACAAAACCATAATGTTATATTTTCTAGTTTTTATTCTAGGTTTATATTGCGAATGGAAGTTTGAAATCGCAAAACATATTATTGAATCAGTTAAAGAACATTTAAACATAAAGTAGTCTTGAATTTTGTTGCAACGCAACACATATATCCTTCATGATATATACGACTGACGAATATAACTTTTACTCAAAGGAGAACTCAATGCTTGATTATAAATCATTCAAAGAATATTGGTCAAAGTTTTACGCAGATGCTTTTGAAGATGTTAAAACATTTTGGAAAGACTATGCTAAGACTGTTGAACAATTTTATTCTAAGAAATAACTTTATTTTGACAAACTAATTTGATATTAATGCACAAAAATTTAATGTGCATTTACAGATTAGCTAATGGGGAGTGTCTCTTGCTAAAGTCTTGCAAATGCGAAAAAGATAATGGCAAGAACACAATCAGAAGAATTAATCAGTCTAAGGGGTCATATTACAGGTATTCGTAGAGAAATAAAAATATTAGGCACAACAGTATATAAATTAGAAAAAAGATTAGAGAAATTATTTTGGTCTATATTTATTGCATTAGGCACTTTAAGTATGGCTTTATTGACTTTATTCTTGGCTAAGTAAGTATTGCCAATTAAAACGAATACAACTACTAGTTAGTTTATGAATAAAAGAATCTTAGTTATTTCTGATTTACATATTCCATATCATAGACCAGATTCATTTGAGTTCTTAAAAGAAATTAAAAAACAATACAAGCCAGATACGATTGTAAACATAGGTGATGAGATTGATTGCCACGCACTTTCATTCCATGACCATAACCCAGATTTAGCTTCTGCTGGACATGAACTTGTAAGAGCAAAAGATTTTATAAAAGAATTAGAATCAATATTTCCTGAAATGACTTTGTTAGACTCAAATCATTCTAGTTTAGTTTATCGTAGAGCAATTAAATCAGGAATACCTAGAGGTTACCTAAAAGAATATAATGAGTTCTTAAATGTAAAAAAATGGAACTGGGTAGATAACTTAACACTAACACTTCCTAATAAACAAAGATGTTTCTTTACTCATGGAATATCTGCTGATGTAACTAAAGTATCTCAGATTAATGGAATGAGTTGTGTGCAGGGACATTTTCATTCTAAGTTCAAAATTGAATACTGGGCTAATCCTGATGCACTATTTTTTGCTATGCAAGTTGGTTGCTTAATACAACAAACTAATATGGCTTTTACTTATTCTAAAAATTTTAAAACAAAATTTCTAATGGGTTGTGGAATGATTATAGATTCTACTCCAAGACTTATGCCAATGGTACTTAACAAAGAAGGAAAATGGATAGGGAAGTTAGTTTAAAAGAATTACTCTTTAGCGAAACAGCTACAAGACTTGGAATAGACAACACTCCAACTGACCAAATCCTAATTAACCTACAAACATTAATCTACGAAGTAATTACTCCAATAGTAAATCATTTTGGCGATATTAAAATAACTTCAGGTTATCGTTCTCCTGCTTTATGCAAAGCAATAGGTTCAAGTGAGAGGAGTCAGCACACGACTGGAATGGCAGTTGATTGCGAAGTCTTAGGAGTTCCTAATAAAGAACTTGCTGACTGGATAGTTAATCATTTAGAATATGACCAATGTATTTTAGAATTTTGGAAACCAGAAGAAATCAATTCAGGGTGGGTTCATGTAAGTTATAACAAAGCTGGTAATCGTAAAATGTATTTAAGAGCATACAAAGCAAATGGAAGAACAGTTTATGAAGTCTTATAAAAAACAAGTTGGTGGAAATCACTATAAAAAATACAAGATTCAACCAATAGAATTTATATTAAAAAATAATATTGGATTTTGTGAAGGTAATGTCATAAAGTATATTTTAAGATTTAGAGAGAAGGGATTAATTGCTGATTTA